CCGAGCAGCACGGCCGCGAACGGGTTCGTCGTGCCGTAGTCGACGCCGAGCCAGTAGCGGCGCATGTCCGGCAGGGTGTCGACGACGTGCGCGGCCTCGTCCCACATGTCGTAGATGGCGCCTTCGGCGACCACCCACGCCCCGTCGATCATGCGGCGGCGCCACAGGCCGACGTACTCGGCGGACAGGTCCGCGATGTACTCGGGCGACAACGACGGGTTGTCGGACAGGCGGAAGTGCCACGCCCTGAGATTGAGCTCGGCGGCGCGGTCGAGGTACCCCACCTTGAGCCAGTGCCGCGGGCTGTCGGGGTTCGTCGTGGCGAACAGGCGCGCGCCCGGGACGGACAGGCGGGCGAGTAGCTGAGTCCAGAAACCCTCGGGGAGTAGCGTCGCCTCGTCGACGTAGGCGAGCTGCGCGGTCAGGCCGCGTAGGCGGCCTTCGGCGCGGGTGTCGGCGGCGCCGATCAGGTGCACGGTGCGGCCAAGGATCGTCGCCGTGGTCGCTCCGCGGGTGTGGTGCACGTGGCGGGTGAGGGGCCCGAACAAGGCGGGGTCGGTGAGCGGTTCGAACACGTTCCGCTCGATGGTCTGCAAGCTGCGCCCGCAGATGATGATGAGCCCGGACGGGCCCGCGGTGGCGACGGCGATCACGAACGCGAGCAGGCTCGCGATCGTCTTCCCGCTGCGCACGCTGCCGTGCCAGATGTTCACGCGGGCGGTGGCCTGCCCGATGCTGCGCAGCTGCTTGCGCGACAGGGGCAGTCCGTCGAGGTCGAGCACAGGCTCACCCCCCGTCGGCGCCCCCGTCGTCGTCGGCGTCGTCGGCCGCGGCCTGCTGCAACGCCTCGCCGAGCGCTCCGAGCATCGAGCGCACCTGCTCGGCGCCCTCGCCGCCCTCGGCGGGTGCGAGGCGCAGGGACGTGGATACGGCCGTCTGCACGGCTCCGATGATCTGTCGTTGGTCGGCGAACCGCGGCCGGTCGAGGTCGGCCGTGTGCCAGTCGCCGTCGCGGCCGGCGAACTCGCCGACGGTGCACGGGGCCCACAGTTGGGCGCGCAGCTGCTCGGCGTCGGCTTGGAGGGCGAGGGCGAGGGTGGCGCGGCGTGCGGCGAGGTCGGCTTGCCGTACCTGTGTGGCGGTGGCGACCTCGGCGGCCCGGTCGAACGACAGGGGCGGGTCGAACGATGCGGCGATCTTCGAGACTGTCGACGGCGAGCGGCGCAGCATGCGGGCGATCTCGTTACGGGACTTGCCCGCGGCGTGGAGGGTGCGCACCTGCTCGCGGTCGTGGTCGGTGATCGGTCGAGCCATCGCGTCACCCCCCCCTTGCGTGTGCGGGCATGCGAAACGCCCCGCGGCGGGTGGCCGGCGGGGCGTTCGTGTGGTTCGTGGTGCGGCCCGTTTCTGGGCACGCCGAAGACGGGCCCAGGGTAGGTCACGAAACGATCACGGGCAAGTTCACTGCTGCCCGGGCACGGGGCCCGCGTACCCGTCCGGCACGTGCGTGACGGTGACGCGCCGACGGCGGGCGGCGAGGAACATCGGCGTCCACAGGCCGCACGTGCAGATGATGAGCGTCCAGTGAACGGCGAGGGCGAACCATCCCATCTTCCGGCGGGTCTTGATCTTGGCCATGGCGGGGTACCTCCCTGCGGTTCGTTCGGTGTGCTGGGTATGACTCGCGGCCGTCGCGAACGGTTGCGACGTAGGGGTGTGAGGTGCGCCGCGGTGGTACGTGGTGGGGTGCGCCGTGCGTCACGCACCCTCGCGGCGCACGGTGGCGCTACGCGCGCGGCGCGGCGGCGCGTCCGGACGGCGCGGCGGCGGCGAGGTCGGGGCCGTGCGCCTCGCGCATGCTGTCGGCCATGGCTCGGATGGCGGCGCGGGCGGCGGCGCGGTAGGTGGCGGGGGTGTGGCGCGCGCCGGGTACGAAGCTCACGAGGGTTCGCAGGGCGGCGGCGAGGTCGTCGTCGAGGTCGAGCTCGAGGCGGTGGCGCTGCGGCGCGTCGTGGCGCGGGGTGGTGGCGCGCTGCGTCGTCGGCTGCTGGGGGATGGTGGCGCGGGTGGTGGCGTGCGCCGCGGCGAGGGTGGCGCGCTCGGCGTCGAGGGCGGCGAGGTCGCGGCGCACGGTGGATTCGCCGACGCCGAGTGCGGCGGCTATGGCGCGGTTGCTCATGGTGCCGCGCATGGCGGCGACGCGGGCGCGGCGGGCGGCGATCTCGGGGTCGGTAAGCTGAGTCTTGGCCATGGTTCGGGGTTGCTCCGATCTCGTGGTTAGTCGGGCCCGTCCGGCGGTGGAGTCGCCGCGGCGGGCCCGCGCTCGTTGTGGCTACCGGTTGTTGTCGGTGCGGCGGGTGCTGAGCCGGTACTCGTCGACGGGCGGGGTCTGCTCGGCGGCGTCGAGGTCGCGCAGGACTTGATAGACGCGGCTCGGGGTGAGGCCGAGCTCTTCGGCGATCCGGGGCGGCGTCATGCCGTTGTCGCGGGCGGCCTTGATGGCGCGGGGGGTTGCCGCTACCGCGGCTTCTCCGGCGAGGCGCAGGGCCCGGATGTCGGCGAGGCTGAGCTCGGCGGCGAGGTGTTCGAGGGTGGACGCGAGCTGGTCGGGGTCGTCGCGGGTCTCGGCGTAGGTGTCGGCGATATCGCGTACGGGCTCGAGCTCGTCGAGGTCGTACGGGTTGGTGTCGCCGCGTAGGGCGCGCTCGGCGGCCTGCTCGGCCTCGTGCCGGGTGATCAGCTCGAACATGTCGGCCATGAGCTGTGCCTTGGGGTCGTGGTCCCGTTCGAGGTGGCGCATGAGGCGCCGGCGGTTGTGGTCGGCGACGCCGGGCCGGTCGGCGGGCAGGAATCCGCGAGCGGCGAGCATGCTCTCGGCGTCGTGGTGCTGTTCGGGCTGGTCGTTCACGTGTGCTGCTCCTGTGGGTTGGGGCCCGCCCCGGTGTGGGGCGGGCCGGTCGAGGGCGGCTACTGGGGCCGGTGGGCGAACACGCACTTGCTCGACTTGAGCATCGGCTCGACGGTCCAGCCGCGGCGGGTGAGGCGGTCGGCGAGGCAGTCGAGGGCGGGCCCGTGGGCGGGGTCGTCGCGTCGGATGATCCGGCCGGCCTCGAGCCAGTAGACGGCGACGCGATCACCCTCGCGGGGGTCGACCATGTACCCGCGTACGTCGAGCTCGTTGTCGGTCGGGTCGGTCACGTCGTGGTGGTCGGTGAGGGTGGCGGCGGCGAGGCCGTCGAGGGCGGCGCGGGCGGCGATCACGTTCGGGTGCGTGGCGGTGGCGGGGGTGCTGCCGGTGGCGGTGCCGTTGTGCTCGACGACGACGCCCTCGATGACGCGGCGCGCGGGGGTGGTGGCAGGGCGGCAGTTGTCGGCGATCCACTCGGCGCCGCCCTCGACGACGACGCAGGCGGGCTCGCCGGGGCGCTCGACGATCCGCTCGACGGTGCGCTCGCGGCCGTCGGCGCACACGACGCGGCTTCCGGGGGTGAACAGGGCGCCCTGTTCGGTGGCGGGCTCGATGGTGAACAGGGTGTCGGCGTCGGGCTGCTCGCCGATCCACCCGCCGCGCCACGTGCCGTCGGTGGCCTCGGCCTCGGTGACCAGTTGTACGGCGAGCATGGCCTCGGCGTCTTCGATGGGGGTGGGGTCCTGGTCGGCGGCGGGCCGGTAGATGTGGCGGCGGCGGGGGTTGTGGTCGCACTGGTCGCCGTGCACGGTGCAGCGGACGCGGCCGGTGGCGCGGTCGGTGTCGGCCTGCTCGACGGTGGCGGCGAGGGCGACGGCGGCGCGGGCGAGGGGGGCGGTGGTGGCGAGGCGGCGGGCGTAGGCGCGGGCGTCGGCGGCGCTGGTGCAGCGGGCGCAGACGGCGATTCCGTCGCGGACCAGCTTGGCGGCCTGCTCGGTGCGGCGGGCGCCGTCGACGGGTCGGCCGCAGAGGGTGTTGTCGCCGTAGGCGTAGTGGGGGAGCTTGCCGCGGCCGACCATGGCGAGGGTGACGCCGGCGCGGTCGGCGAGGGCGAGGCCGTCGAGGGTGTGGGCGGCGAGGGTGTGCTCGGCGGTGGCGCGGTCGGCGGCTTCGGCCTTGACGCACAGGGCGCACAGGCGGAATCCGGGCAGCTGCCGGGCGTCGTCGTTGGGGGCGCCGGCCGGTCGGCCGCAGAACAGTTCGCGGGTGCCGGGGCGGCGGTAGTGGCCGGTCATCTTGCGGGTGGCGCCGCGGACGGCGTAGGTGCGCATAGGGGGTTGCTCCCTTGCTCGTTGGTGGTGCCGGGTGGAGTCCGGCCGTACTCAGACTGTAGCGGCTTGTGTAGTGGCTACACAAGCGGGGCGGGGAAAGAGGGGCGCCCGAACTCGGCGCCCCCTCCCACGCGTTGACGGGCCGTCGCCTACGCCCTGCGGCGGGCGTCGAGGGCGGCGAACAGACCGACCAGCTCGGCGCCTCGCCACGTGCGCCGGCCGTGGTCGAGGGTCACGGGCGCCCCGCACCCCTCGCCCGTCGAGCAGGTGACGACGGGCTCGCCGCCGGGCCGGGTCCGGCCGACCAGCTGCCCGCCGCACCACGGGCACGGGTCGTCGAGGGTCGTCGTGCGGCCGTCGCGCTCGAGGGCCCGCTCGACATGCCGGCGCGCCCACGCGGCGACGCTCGCCGTGCGGTCGAGCAGGCGCGGCGGCATGGGGGCGAACAGGTCGCCGTCGAGGTCTTCGCCGCACACGCGGCCCTCGATCCACACGCACGCCCAATGCAGGCCGTACGCGCGCGATCCGGCCGAACTCACCGCGGCGGGCCCGGCGTCGCGGTGCGTCGGCGGGTGCCATCGGGCGGGATTGGCGGCGTCGGCCTCGTCGCGGACGAAACGGCCGGTCTGGTCGCGGCCGGTGCGCACCGGCCGCTGTATCTCGGCGGCAATCTGGTCGGCGAGGTCGAACAGGTCGCGCTCGACGGCGATCGCGGCGTCGAGGGCGTCAAGGTTCACCGGTGCGGGGTGCTCGCGCAGGACGAGCGGGAGTCGGCCGACGCGGGCCGCGGGGTCGAGGGCGTCGTCGTCGGCGCGGCGGTCGAACGCGGCGGCGAGCTGGTCGAGGAATCCGCGGGCCTCGCGCGGCGGCCACTCGGCGGCCGGCGGGCGCTCGATCGCGGCGAGCAGGTCGCCCCACTGTTCGCGGACGGCGCGCAGGTCGTAGATGGTCTGCACGACGGGGGCGGTGGCGCGGTCGAACTCGTCGAGCAGGGCGCGGCTGTTGTGGGTCATGGGTGGTGCTCCGGGGGTTACTGGCACTGGCCGTGGTCGACGAACGGGGGCAGGGGCAGCAGGTCGGGCCCGTCGTCGACGTGGCGCGGCTTGCTCGGCTTGTGGGGCGTCTTGGCGGCCGGTGGGCGCGGTGCGGGCGCGGGGGCGGGCCGCGGGCTGGTGGCGGCGCATGCGGCGTCGGTCGAGCAGGCGACGGCGGTCGCGGCGAGCACGACGACGGCGGCGCCCCCGGCGAGGGCGGCGCGGGCGGGGGTGTTCATGGCGGGTGGCTCCGTGTGGTCGAGGGGCGCCCCGCGGCCAGCGGGCGGGGCGCCGGGGTGGTCACTGGCACTCGGGCCCGGGTGGGATGACCTCGTGGCGGTGGTATGGGTGGCGGCACTCGACGGGTTCGGGTTCGTCGAGGGCGTTCCGGATCGCCTCGCGGTCGGTGACGACGGCGCGCTCGGCCTGCTCGGTGAGCTGGTAGGGGATCGGTGCGCCGCCGGTGGCGGCCTCGAGCAGGGCCTCGGCGTGCTGGATGAGTTGCGGCCACGTGGTGTCGGGGTCGACGGCGAGGGCGTCGGCGAGGGCGCGGCGGTGCTGCTCAACGCGCTGCTCAGCGGCGCGCCCGGCTGCCTCCCACCATCTGTCGCGGTCGCGGTTCATGTCGGCGAGGGCGCGCTCGGCTTGCTCGGCGCGGTGTGCGTAGGAGCCGGCCGCGGCGTCGGCGCTGTCGGCCTCGACGCGCGCCATCAGCTCGGCCTCTGCCCGCTCGGCGCGCTGCTCCAGCTCGCGTATGGCGGCGTCGGCGGCCTCACGGTGCTTCGTGAGGGCGCGGGTGGTGTCGGTGAGGCTCTTTCGGGTGGCGTCGGCGGCGCGCTGCTCGGCTCGCCAGTAGTCGGCGAGTACGGCGGCCTCGGGCACGGTGAGGGCGCCGCGGAGTGCGCGGGCGAGCAGGTGCTCGATGGCGGCGCGTCGCTGTTGGCGTTCGTGCTGGTTGGGGCGGTGGGCTCCGGTGCGGGGGTGGCTCACGGCTGCTGCTCCTCGGCGGGGTGGATCTGGTCGGCGCGGCGGCGGATTTCGTCGGCGGCGTCGCGGTACGCCTGTGCGCGGATGGCGGCGAAGGGGTCGAGCACGTCGTCGAGGGGGTCGCGGTGGGCGGTCACGGGGTGTCCTCCGCGGCCTGGTCGTCGAGGTCGAGTTGCCCGGGCCCGGGCTCGCGGCGGGCGGGTGTGGGGGCGGGGGCCTGCTCGGCGCGCTCGGCGCGCAGCTTGCGGCGGCACACGGGGCCGAGTCCGTCGACGGTGGGGCGCTTGAGCGGCCGGCCGCACTCGGTGCATTCGGCGGGCTCGGCCGCGGCGTGGTGGTCGAGGGTTGGGGCGGTCACTGGTTGTCGCCTCCCTGCGGTTCGGGCTGCGGGCACTGGGAGCGGTGGCAACCGTGGGTCCAGCACCAGTCGGGGGAGCGCATCTCGTCTTCGGTGGGCATGGCGGGCTCTCGGGCGATTTCGGCGAGGGTTCGGCAGGTGGGGCAGTGGGGGTGGCATGCGGCGCCTTCGCTGCGGGCGAGGCGGAGTAGGGCGCGGTCGGCGCGGCGCCGTGCCGCCCTGCGGGCGAGGGCGGCGAGGGCGCGGTCGAGGGCGCTCACTTGGCGGCCTTGTGGATGGGGTGCGAGGGGCGCAGGGTGCAGCGTCGGCAGCGGCGCATGTTCCGCTTCGCCCACTCGGGCCGGATCGTCACGGGGTCGGCGTCGTGGGGGGTTTCCTGCTCGGCGTCGCATCCGGGGCAGGAGTCGCGCAGCAGGCCGTACCCGTGGGCGCAGTCGACGACGGTCGGCACGGCCGGCGCGGCGTCGACGGGCTCGACGCGCTCGGTGGGCTCGAGGTCGACCTCGAGCCGCGGGCGCGGGTCGGTGGTGTCGGCGTGCTGCTCGGCGAGGTCGCGGAGGTTGGCGGCGGCCTGCTCCATGGCGGTGCGCAGCTTGCGGCCGAACTCGGCGAATGCTGCGCCGAGCTGCTGCTGTGCGTGCTCGACCTGCTCGGGGTCGAGGGCGAACGGGTTCGGGTGGGGGCGCGGCTGCTCGCCGTCGGCGGGGTGCTTGCCGTCGTCGGCGAGCTGGTCGGCCACGTGGTCGAGCAGGTCGTCGAGGCTGCGGGGGCGCTGCGCGTCGTGGACGGGGCAGGGTTCGCCGGTGGCGGCGGCGCGCCCGCACGGGGTGGTGTCGTTCTCGAGGGCGTCGGCGAGGCGGCGCAGGATGCCGGCGGCGACGGGGCGCGGCAGGGACGACGCCACGTCGGCCGGGCCGTCGTTGGGCACGGTGACGATCAGACAGTGAGTGTCGAGGCTCGCGACGCTGATCGCGTCGGGGATGCGGACCATGGCCGGGTTGCTCCTGTCGGGGTCTCGGTGGAGTCGAGGGGTTCAGGCGTTCGCGGACTGGTGCGCCAGGGTGCGGGCGCGGTGCACGTCGTGACGGCGTACGCGGGTTCCGCCGTGCGAGGTGCACAGGGCGCCCGGCTGCGCCCCGCACGCCGGGCAGGCGACGGCGATCGCGGGACGGTTCAGCGCGGGCGCGTCGTCGGGGGTGAGCTGGTTCTCGGGCATGGCGGGGTGCTCCTGTTCGTGTCTCGGTGGAGTCGAGGGGGTCGCGCGTGCGCGCGGGGCGGGCCGCGACCGGACTCGGCGCCCGGTCGCGGCGCGGTGGGCTAAAACGGGGGCTCGTCGCTGTATCCGCGGCCCTGCTGGGGGCTGGTGGCCCACGGGTCGGCCGGCGGGTTGCCGTACTGGGGCTGCTGCTGGCCGTTCCATCCGTTGCCCTGCTGGCCGGTGTTGCCGCTGGTCTTGGTGACGCGGGCCGTGGCGCGGAGCAGGGACGGGGCCACTTCATCGGCCTGAATGTCGTAGCTGCTGCGCTTGTTGCCGTCGCGGTCCTCGTACTGGCGCTGTGTGAGGCGGCCGACGACGATCACGCGCATGCCCTTGGTGATGGACTCGGCAACGTGCTCGGCCTGCTGGCGCCACACGGCGACGCCGAGGAACAGCGGGTCGCCGTCTTCCCATTCGTTGGTCTGACGGTTGAACTTCCGCGGCGTCGAGGCGATTCGGAAGTTGGCGACGGCGGCGCCGGACGGGGTAAAGCGAAGCTCAACGTCGTTGACGACGTTCCCGATCATGGTGATTGCTGTCTCGCCCGACATTAGGCGGCACTCCTCTTCTGGGCTCGGCGGTAGCTGGACAGGCGGTGCGGCTGGCGGTCGCGCTCGCGGGCGCACTCGCGGCAGTAGCGCTTGCCTGCGGGGGACGTGTAGGTGTTCTCGGGGGTGAAGGGGTGGCCGTTGACGCACGTCGTGCGCATGCCGTTGAGCAGGGCGTATCCGGCGCCGCGGCGCAGGTTCTCGGCGTTCGTGACGGCCTCGAGGTGGGCCGGATTGACACACGCGCGGTTCCGGCACAGGTGGTCGATGACCAACCCGTCGGGTATGGGGCCGTACGCCTGCTCGTACGCGTAGCGGTGGGCGAGAACGGTCGTGCCCTTGGTGGGGTGGAATGCGCCGTATCCGCTGCTGATCTTTCCGGCGGTCCACTGGTGGCACCGGCCGGTGACGTTCTGAGCGATGGGGGTCGGCCCGTTGTGGTCGACCTTGGCGGCGAAGCGCTCGGCGGCGGGGATGAGTCGGCGGGCCATGGGATCTACCTCCAACGGGATCTAAGGGTTGGCCTGGATGTTCTTGTCTCGGCAGAACATCTATCTGTCTCGGTTGAAAGCTAGCCGACAGGGGGGCGCGGTGGGGTTCTCGAGGGCGCCCCCCTGTGGGTCGTTATCGGTTCGTGACGAACGGCTGTGCGGGCGTCTCGTCGGCGATCTCGCCCGGGGTTGGGGTGATCGTCCATCCGGCGGCCTCGAGGGCGCGTGCGACGCGTACGGCGGCGGCGCGGGGCCTACTGATCAGTTCGGCGGTGGTGGCGTCCTCGAGGGCGGCTCGGATGACGGCGACGGCGGCGGGAGTGGTCATCGCTGCGCCCCCGTCACGTGCCGGGCGCGGCGGCGTTCTTCGGGCCGGACGATGGTCGGCGGGGTCATGAGCTCGCGGGCGGTCGCCTTGGCTTCGGCGGCGAGGCGCCGGCGGCGGCGCTCGGCCTCGGCGCGTTCGCGTTCGGCCTGCTCGGCGGCGCGGCGTTCGGCCTCGGCCCGGGCGCGCATCCAGTCGAGCCACGTGCGGTGCCGGTCCGGTTCGCCGGGCCGGTAGCTGCTCGGGGTGGGCGGGTGGCCTTCGTCGGCGAGGGCCTGCTCGGCGCGCTGCTCGGCGAGGATCGCCGGGCCGTCGAGCTCGCGCAGGGTGCGCCACTTGTTGCGGCCCTTGTGCTCCTCGAGGATCACGTACGCGCCCTGCTCGGCGAACTCGCGGGCCATGCGGCGGGCTTTGGCCTTGTCGGGGGTGACGCGGACGGCCGGCCGGTCGGGGCGGGCGTCCCACGATGCGGTGACGCGGTAGCCGCGGGTGTTGGGGGTGTGGTCGCCGGGGACGGCGCGGCGGCGGTATCCGGGCCGGTCGGGGTGCTTGCTGTTGCGGTTCACGATGCGCGCTCCTGTCGGGTGTTGTGGTGGGCCTGGGCGTCCTCGAGGCGGCACGGGTGCGGGGTGCGGCGGGTGCGGTGGGTGCCGGGGAAGCGGCACGGCTTGCCGGGGGCGGCGTGGCACCACGTGCACGGCACGTCGAGCGGGTCGGGCAGTCCGGCGGCGGCGAGGGCTTCTCGCTGGGCGCGCACGGGCCGGTAGGGGCGCAGCTGCTCGGCGGCTTCGTCGGGGATGCGGCGGCCGATTGCGGCGAGGCGGGCGGCGACTTCGGGGGCGGGCCCGCCGGTGAGGG